TAGGTGGGCCCGGGGACGTGACCGCCGCGCCAGTCTGACGGCTGGTGCCCTTCGGGTGGATGCGTCTGCCAGCCCTGCCTCAGCGTGTCGTGAAGCAGCTGCTGAGTACGATGGGCCGGGGAAGATCGCACGTCGTCAGGCTCACCATTGTTGTATGCCTGACGGGCGGCTGCCTGCTCGGGGGTTTCGTAGTCGCTCATCAGATCACACCGCCGTCAGGTGTTGCCAGGCTGTTCCGTTGGAGACAGCGAGGCTGAGCGTGGTGGTATCCCAGATGATCCCACCGGGGTGGTCGGCTGGATCTGGGAGGGCACCTGTCGACAGGTGACCGGGATTGAATACTGCGCCGCCCTGTACCGAGATTCCTAGGCTTCCGATGATGAGTATTCCGACTCCGGCCAGCTTGATGTAGTGGCTGGCCCCATCTATAACTAGGTCGGTGTCGTCGGCTCCGATGGTGTAGGCACCGGATGGGGTTTCCATCTGATCGCCGAAGAGTTGAATATCTCCGGTCAGCTGCAACGGGCCATCCGATGAAGTGATCGCGAGCGCGCCGCCTTGCACCATTTGAACGCTCGTGTGGCCTGCTGGATCGGCCAGCAGGGCGATCACAGCGACATCCGGGCCGCCGCCATCGGGCAGCACGGCGATGAGCGGCGGGGCCGTAGCGCCGAATGCCACGACGGGATTGGCCGGGTCGGTGGAGTCGATCTGGATGTTCTGCCCCGCCACCAGGCTGGCGATGCCGCCCCCGCCGCCCTGGCTGGCTTCCACGGCGATGATCCGTGTGGGCTTACGGTACGTCACTGGCAGGACTCGCATTGCTCGGCGTCCATCGGATCGACGGGGATCGAATACCCGCCGATCTCTTCCACCTGGCCGCCCATGTGCTTACGCCGCCGTGTGCGGGCCGTCGAGCTTGACCGTGGTGCCATCCGCGAAGATGTAGCCGCTCGACGCCGTGGCGCGAACCGTCACGGTGTCGCCGCTCGGGATCGCTGCCGGGCTCGCGCCGAGCGCCGTCCAGGTCGTGCCGCCGTCCAAGGTCTTTTCGTAAACCACGCCAGTGGCGGCGGTGTACGTGTAGGTGCCGCCCGCCCCGGTGCCGGGTGCGAACACGCCGGGGAAGGTGATCGGGTCCACGTACACGAGACCGTTTGCGATGTCGATGGGAGCGCCGCTCAGCGTATAGGTGTGCGACACCGTGACGCTGGGATCGGTCAGGCTGGTGGCCGTCACGGTGATGGTGGCGCTCAGTTCGTCGTTGCCGATCTTGCCGTTGCTGTAGCGCAGCATGTCCGTGGAACCGGTCGGGCTCGTCGCGCCGCTGAGCGTGACCACCCAGCCGCCTGCGGGGTTTCCGGCCGCGTCGAGCACCGATACGGACGTGGAGAACTCGACACCGCGCGGCAGGTCGTCCGTGCCTGCGACGATGATGCCCTGGTCGGTGTAGATGTCCAGCGTGATGCTGGCAGGAATCGCGCTGATGTCCGTGCTCGATGTCCCTTCGCCCGGGCCGCCCAGGATCAGCGTCTTGAACAGGTTCAAGTCGAGGAAGCTGGCGTGGTGGATCGACTGGTTGTAGGTGCCGGTCGAGTTGAACGGATCGGCCCCCTGCTCGTAGAGCGAATCGACCACGACGAACGTGCCGCCGTCGCCCTGGTCGGTTCCGGCGTCCACGAGGGCCCACTGGACCTGGTTGCCCGCGAACTCGGGGCGGCTGTCGAAGTATTCGTCGGGGACTTCGACCACCTGGTCGGCCGGGAGGGCCAGCACGTATTCGGTGTTGAACGCGGTGCCGTAGCCGACGCCGAGCGCTTCCATCGAAGATACGCGGATCATCAAGCGCACCTGGTCGGCGGGGACGGTCTGCGGCTGCTTCGCGGTGCTGAACCGGTTCGTGAAGTCGCCCAGGTTCTTGACCGCTGCGCGGATCGTGACGGCCGACGCGATGGCTTCGGCCGGGAGGATCGTGGCCGGGTTCAGGTCGCTGGTGTGCTTGTAGAAAATGTTCGGGATGCCGACGAAGCGCGCGAAGCTGTTCATCAGGGCGTTGAACTCGCGGGCCCGGTCGGTGTTGAGCGCCTGCGTCAGCTGGTTGGCCAGGAACTGCGAAGCGCCGGGCGAATCGAACGACTGGGCCATGAGCCGACCGACCTGGATCGGATCGACGGTGATCGGGATATACTCGTCGCGGGTGAGCGCGATGCCCGACTGACGGTATTCCGGCCGGAACTTGCGGAACCGCAGTTCGTTCTGCGGGTCGTTCGGATTGGCCTGGATCGCCGTGGGGAGTCCGTGAGCGTCCACGACGATCATCGTCGCGCCGAACTCCGTGCGCCGAACGGCCAGCTGGTCGGTGTAGCTGGTCCACTCGCGGGCGTTGCTCAGGACGTTGCGCCACAGGTTCCAGGCGTTGTTCAGGTAGGCATTGCGCGTGCCCGGATTCTTGAACGCGGCGCTGATGGTCTCGTGGTAGAACGCCATCGCGGCGGGGCCGGGCTTCACGGCGGGGTCGCCGGTGCGCATGACTTCGGCAAGTGTCAGGTTGTCGATCGCTGCGAGCGGTCCAGTCACGGTCTTACTCTCCCTGTTTCAGGTCGGCCAGGATGGCCTTACGGGCAGCATAGTCGGTATCGAAGTCCGCGATGACATCCTCTTCGGTGTCGGCTTCCACGTCAAGGTCGGCTTCGGCGTCGGCTTCGGCGGCGATGGGGTCAACACCGCCCAGTTCTGCGATGGTGTTTCGGTAGGTCTCGATCATGGCTGCCTGATCCCTGATCGTGTTCCGCAGTTCGTCCAGTTCGGCGCTGCCCTCTTCGGCGGTGCCGGGGGTGGTCTCGCCTTCGCCTTCGGTGTCGGCCTCTTCGGCGTCGGTCTCGGCTTCGCCTTCGTCCGTGTCACCTTCGGCTTCGATCTCGTCGGCGGGCGTCACGTCGTCGTTCTCGACGGCGTGGTCGGCTTCCCCGATTCCGCTTTCGTCGTCGGCGTCTTCATCGACACCGGCCAGCCAATCCATCAGCTGCTGTTTCAGGCCCATTCGTCGTCCACACTTCCACGGATTCGGCGCGGCTCGACGGCCTGCGCGGGGGTCTCGACGCTGGCTTCGGGCTCGGGGTCGGGCGCGGCTGCCTGCGGCTTGCGTGTTGCCATGCTGGGGAGTGTAGCAGGCCCCCGACGAATCAGGGGCCTGCTATTTGGCCGTTTCCGCCACGTTCGTGTCCGGGCTCCCCCGGCATCGCCTAGACCGGGCTTTGGGCCCCGAGTGGTGTTCGGCGCGCTTAGGTGATGGGCGGCGCGATTGTCAGTCTAGCCGACCTAATGCCGCGATCCACGCCGTGGTGATTGTGGCAAGGTCGATGCACTCTTCGAAGTAATGTGCCGGTTCGCCGTTGCCTGCCTCGCACGCCTCGCCATATTCCTCCCCCAGGCAGGCGAGCCAAAACAGTGTGTCGTCGCCCGACTTCGCCTCAATCGAATTGTCACCATGCTTCGCATGGGCTTTGAGCCGCCCCGCTTCCACGAGGCCCATAACATCCGAGATAGACCGGTCTTTCAGCCCCTCTCGGTAAACCGCAACCACAGTAGCCAGCAGCCAGAGCAAGTCGTCATAGACATCATCGCGGTCTTTGTCGTAGGTGAAGTCTGAACACACAGCGGCCGTGAAGTCGTAGTGGATTCGGTCAGTAAGCACGATGCCCCCAGCTGTCACGTTCGCCGATCTCGAAGTCGGTAGACATCAGGATCACGCCGCCCGCCACTCGGCGCGGGACCAGCTTGCCGGTGTACTTCGATCCGACGATGATGTCTTCGACTCGTGCGCCCTGTAGCAGCTTGCGGGGCAGCCCGGCGACGTGGGCTTCGACGTGTTGCTGGTCGCCTTCGATGATCCGTTCGGCGTATGCCTTCGCGCGCAGGTAGGTGGCCTGATCGAAGATGGCTTCACGCTTCCAGGTCCCGAGCTTCGTGGGGTGAACTTCGAGCGTGCCGGGGTCGGTGCCCAGCACATGTGTCGAGTCCGTGTCGGCCGCCAGGAATCGGTCACCGAACGATTGGGCTGCCCGGATCACCCGGTCGCGGGCGTAGCTCGTGGTCCAGATGCCGACCGGTGTGTAAGCGGGCTCATCGTACTGCTGCGGGGTGAGCCCGTACCGGACCACGCCAGCTTCATCAATGCTGGGCAGCCGACCGGCGCGCAATGGATTGATGGCGAAGCGGCCCCACAGGTTATTCAGCTGGAACTTCGACTGTTCCCGCAGCCCCGAAGCCTGGTTGTATTTGGCTGAGCCCTTCCGGCCTGCGGCCTCTTCGGCAGCCATGATCCGGCCGGTCTCTTCCTTTACGGCCATCCATTTGTCGATGTACCGGTCGAAGAGGCCGCGCATTCCACGGAAGGCAAAGCCGCCGATCCACTCGTGTATTTCGATCTCGTAGTGGTCATGTAGCAGCGCCCAGTCGATCTCCGTGCCGTACCACTCGATGCCTTCGGCGTGCAGCTGGTAGGTCACAGGGTCGAAACGGGCGTCACCTTTCACCTGGATCATGGGCAGCTTGCCGGGCTTGATATGGGCATCCAGCAGCGCGCCGACGATGGTGTGCGGGTAGCCTTTGAGCGTCAGCTGGCCCGGGGCGAGCGCGACGGGCTCCCCGATGGGGAACGATGAATGCCGCATGACGGCGGGGTACATCGAGTTGACATCCCAGACGCTGCCCTCAGTGTCCAGGCTCCCATCGGCCCGATAGAGGCCTAGCTTTCCCGCTATCTTCGCCAGCTGCGCAGCGTCTAGTAACTGGCCCTGATACTTCGGATTGACGTAGGTCCAGCCGCCCCGATAGGCGCGCCTGAGCCAATCGTCTAGGTCGCGATCTAGAACGGGGAAGAGGGCTCGAAACTTGCCGGGCATCGTAGTCCGGTACTCAGACATTGCATCGCCGCCGATGGTCAGCCCGGTGTTGCCGATGCCCTCAACGACTCGAAGCGCCGTTCGCACAATGTCCACGTCAATGCGGATGTATTCCCACTCTTCGGGGGTGGGCTGGTAGCCATTCGGTCGCTCGGCTGTGTAGTCGATCTCGCCTTTGGGGAGCGCGGCCCCGTACATTCCTGCAAGCTTCGCCACTGACGTATTGGGGAACTTTTTCAGGCTGTCGCGCACTTCGAATCGACGGCCATCGGCCAGGTGGACCGTTCTCGAGTAATGGGCCCCCTGGTCTGAGATCAGCGCGCCTAGGCAGCCCTGCGGGGTATGGCGCGGCATCCACTGGCCTGATTCCATCCCGAGCCCGATGGGCGGATCGGAACACAGGTAGGAATCGAGAAACGCGCCATCAAAGCGCAGATTGTGGAACCAGTGGATGCCGCCTAGCTCGGCCGCTTTCTGCACGTAGCTTTCGATGGTCGTTCCGGTGAACACGCGGTCTTCATCGAGCGGGGCGATGGCCCAGGACCACACGCGCACGCGGCCGGTTCGGAAGGTCGCCGTCAGTGTGCCGTCTTCGTTGCGGGTGGCGCTGACGGTGTACGCGCCGAGCCTTTCCGATCTCGATACCGTGAGCCGCGTTTCACCGACGCCGAGCGATGCCAGAGATTCAGTCTCGTCTGCATCCAGCTGGTACGGCTTCGGCGGGCCGTCCAGGTCTGTGGTGGTCTCGAAGTCGTCTGCGTACCAGCGTGCTCGGCGGTGCCGTTCGTCTTCCAGGTCTACAGTCACGGTCTGACCATGCTGGGGTCGGGGATGCCGAGCCCCCAGAGCCCCACCATGATGCCAGCAGCTACAACCACTAGCACGAGGGCCGTGGCGATCCACTGCCCTATGCGTATAGCCCGCTCGGCGCGGGTCTCATATCTCACGCCCATGAGCGCCGCCCGTAGCTTCCCGAGCCCGGGCAGGCGGGCGAACCATTCCAGGGGTGCCCGGCCATGACGCCAGCCACGGTCAGCGGGATGGCCTGCCCGCAGAACGGGCACAGTGCGAATCCCCAGCCCTCACCCATCACTTGCCCCATCGCTGATATGCGGCTTCGCGGGTGGTGCCTGCTGCTAGCCCGATTGATGCCCACGACTTGCCGAAGGCTTTCTGCCCGTTGACCGCTTCCTGCACGGCGGCATCGAAGACACCTTGCAGTGCCAGCAGCGCGGTTAGCTCGTGCTCGTCGCCTTCGCCCACCCGCTTGCCAGCTGCCCGGATGAAACGCGCCGCCGCTTTCACATAGTCGATGGTCTCGACTTCGCGGCGGTGTCGGCTAGGGCGCTTCGAGATCGTGAGCCGCAGTTTCTCGATGGTTTTGGCCTGCTGGGCGATGATTCTTTGCAGCTGCTTCGGTGTGAAGGCGGCCTTCACGCTGGAATCTGCCCCAGCCTGACCCGGTGCGCCTGTGTCGTCCAGGGCGGTCAGCTGCTCACGGCCGCCGCTCACAGTTCGGCTCCCTGAGTGGTCCAGCTGGTCCGGGTCTCGTGTGTTTCGGTGTGTTCGTGGAGCGTGTAGCGGGGAGTAGAAGCGATCAACTGCCACTCGCCCGTTTCGGCCCGATGGCGGGGCACACTCGGGGGCGCTCCCAGATCCCGCTTTGTGGCGGCTTCGCCCCGCAGGCGGCGATGCCTAGCCATGATCGGGCACGAATCCCATCGAATCAAACAACACGCCCAGGCACGCCGGGCAGGTAGTCCGTTCGGGGTCGTCGCTGGCGTGCGCGAGAAAGCCGAGCCCGCAAGCGGTCGGCAAACCGAAGGCCGGCCGATAGTGGAGATAGATCATGCCCAGGCCTCGCATCCTGCGCCGTGAATCGGGCAAGTGGGCGAAGACGGCCTTTCGAGCCCGGCGACGTAGCGAACTTCGATCATCCGCCAGTTGTTTGCTTCACGCTGCGTAGCGAATGCCTGAATCTCGCCAGTTGGGCTCATGGCTTCGAATCCAGCACCATCAATGTGCGGCCAGAACTTGCCCAGGTCAGGCACGAAAGTAACGCTTGATTCGTTGAGTACGTCGATGAACGACATTTTTACCCCTTTCAAAGGTGTGATCGACTTTACGCGCCGCCGCCCCTGGTGAGCACCCCCACTGAGGGGGTCAAACTGTTATGCGGCCGATCTTGCTCGGGGCATAGAGCCGAGCCGCATCGACGGCGTATTCGGCCAGGGTTTCGAGCATGTCTAGCCCCTCTTCCACGTCGCGCGATTCGGGGCTGGCCAGGATGCGATCAAGCGCCCCTGTGTAGAGCGACTGGCCGCCTGTGTGCTCGAAAAGAATGGCCACTGATTGGGCCGACCCGGCCGCGATGATCTCGCTCAGCCGCTGGAAGCGGCGGCGCTGCTCGCCGGTCATGGTCTCTTGCAGTCGCTCGGATTGGGCCCCGTCGTAGAGCTCTGTCAGCAGCTGCCCCTTGCGGGACTTCCCGAGTGGTTGCAGGCGCTCGGCGTTCGCGCGTTCCCTGATGGCTTTGGCCTGGCGCTGCTGACCTGCCTTCGTCTTTCGTTTCGGGGCCATCCGGGCGGTGCGTTCCTTTGGCCGGATGTTGGCCTTTGGGTTTTGCACGAGGGGCAGCTGGCGCAGCAGTTCGGCGCGGCGGGTGCGTAGGTTCTCGGCATACTGCTGCGCTGACACAACGGTGCCGCCGCCATGAGCCGATGGCCCCCGAGTGATGGGGAGATCGGCGGCGACACGCTGCCGGGCTCGATAGGAGGCTGAGGCTGCGGCCTGGCGCGCTCGAAGCGCGGCCAGTTTCGTGGGGTCGGTCGGGCGTGCCATCAGCGTGCCAGTGCCTGACGGGCGGCCATCGCGGCTTGACCGACTAGGAACATTGACCCGGCCCTGTAGTGACGGCGGGCGGTCTTCCTGACGAAGTGTTTGCCGTCAGCCAGGACGACGCCGGGACGGACGGCCAGGGGCTCGAAGGCGACTAGAGGGGCGGCAGCTTCGGCTAATGGCCCGGTGGTTACGTACATGGTCAGGTAGTCGGCGGCCTGCCATAGTCCGAAGGTGCCGCGCATGGTCACGAGCGTAGCGAACGGTTTCGAGTCGGCGGGGCGTTCCTCAACGACGTAGCCGCCATCTGGGAGGAAGTAACCGCCTGATGCGTAGTCGGTTTGATAGGTGCCGAGTGCTTTTCCGTAGACGGTCTCGCCTACTCGCTTTTCGTATTTGTCGGCATCGACCAGGTGCAGCACCACGTCGCCGTTTGTGCCTTTGCCTTTCTGCCATTCTCGGGATGCGTCGAAGCCCCATTCGAGGAAGTAGGGGTTATCCAGTTCTATGGGGTTCCCCAGCATGTAGATGCGCGTCCGTGCTCGACCGTCGCGGCCGGTGCGGGATCGGTTTACGGTGATCCACAGGCGGCGCAGTTTTTCGATCTCGTCTACCAGGTAGGGCTTGCCGGGGGCGGTGAAACATTCGTCGTAAACGATGGTGTCAACTTCGGGGTATTCGGTGCCCTTCATCTGATAGCTGGTGCTGAGGGCTGCGAATCTGACGATGGTGCGCCACAGGCCGCCATCTTTGCGGACTTGCCCTGCGTTACCTTCGACGCGGAAGTCTAGGCCGGGATGTTCGGCGGCGATGGAGTCAAAGAATCCTGACTTTGCGAAGGTCAGTTCGATCACGGTGCGCCGTAGCCACATGACCTGGCGACCGGTGCGGATGGCGTCTTCCACGAAGTCGCGCTTGAAACAGTACGTCTTACCGATGGATGGCGGGCCGCCCACGAGCGAGATCAGGGCGTTACGCGACTTGATGGCTCGGGAGTCGTACCAGTCGAAGACGGCGGGAGCCGACGCGCCTGCGCCGCCCCTGTAGAGATCAGTCGTCATTGTGTCCCCAGCCGCGCCGATGTAGGCGCCGGTATCCATCGCATACTGCGCAGATGTACCACAGGCGGCAACTCAGGCGCTTGAATGCGTGGCTGTCGATCATCGGAATATCCGTATGCACCATCGCCACAGCAGGATCGTTAGAACCGAATCGGCGCAACGAATCTTCGGTTCTCCCATGCCAGGCTCGAAGGTGACGGCGAAGCCGAACCGCGTGCCCTTACCACTTACATACTGACGAACGATCATTGCCCGGGCCCTTTCCAGATACGGGCCGAGCCCGGCAGCTGGTGGGCTGCCGGGCTCGGGTGTGGGTGCCTACTTGCCGGGCTTGATGGTGGCCTTGAACACCTTCGCAGGCGTCAAGTCCTCCCCCATGTCCTCGTCGCCGGTGTACTCGACCGTGAGCACATCGCCCACGTTCAGGTCGTCGGCGTGGATGCGCTGCAACTCAGCCGCGATGGCGTAGCTGATGCCGCCGCGCGTGTGCATGAGCGTGCGCGTGCCGTTGACATCCAGCACGACGTCGGTCTGCACTTCGAGCGTGCCCACCAGGTCGGTCTTCGCGGCGACCGGTCGGCCACCTTCGAAGACGGGGACCGGGGCGTCACCGACGCTGAGCACCTTTCCGGTGATCTTCGTTCCCACACTGTTGAATCGAGCGGGAATCGTGCGTGCTGTCTCGTTGAATCTTCCCATGGCATTTCTCTTTTCTTATCGGATCGTTTTCGGTTCGGTGCGGCCCTGGGGCTGGAATCGCTACCAGCCAGACGACTCAACTTGTGGTGAGAGCCCGGCCCGTTCCAGGGACGCAAGCGAGAGTGTAGCCCCTATCGGCCCGCGTCACCAGGTACACTCCCGGTCATGGGAACCGGTCGCTATCCAGCCGCACGCAAGCAAGAGGCCTCGCCGTGGCTGAACGGTGATGCGCAGGCGCATTTCAATCACTACTACAGTCGCCTGGCCGGGGTCGCCATGACCCGGTATCGCTGGGAAGGGCTGCCTGACAACATCGACCCGATGCGGCTCGAATCGCAACTGGTTCTACAAGGCGGGCTGGCGGCGTTCCTTCACTTGCGCCCGGGAAAGGCGCTCAAAGATGGTGAGATCGAAGCGGCTGCCGGTCGGTTCACTGTGACGCGAGCCACCTACGGGGCCGGGCAGCTGGACGATCTTTTCAATCCGGCCACGTATCAGCCATACGGGCCCGGCATGATGCCGAATCGCTTCACGACGAACGGGCCGCTGAAAGACTGGCGCGGCGTTCCCATCTGGGGCGATGCCCTGCGGATGAACTACGACGGCGAAACGATCCTGTACTTCGCTAACCGCATGGCCCGCTCGGCGCTGATCGTTGATGTGAACATGGCGTCCACTACGCGGGGTGTAGTGATCGCCACGGACCAGGATCAGAACCTGACCGATCAGACCATTCTCGAAACCATTATGAGCGGTGTTCCCGCCTTCGTGACGAAGGCGAAGGGAGCCACTCTGGACAACATCAAAGCGCTGGATCTGGGCGTGCATCCTGACACTGTGGAGCGATCTCACGTCGTCGCCATGCGGCTCTGGAATGAAGCTCTGATGGCGCTCGGCGTTCAGGCCGGGGCGCAGGAGAAAGACGAGCGGCTGACGGACGATGAAGTGCAGGCCATCAAAGGCGGCGTCGAAGCAGTGCGCCGCCGCACTCTCACGCCACGGAAGCAAGCGGCGACACTCATCAATCGCCGTTACTTCGGCGGCGCTGAGATCGTCAAGGTGGTGGACCAGTGGTAGACCTGACCGCGCTTCCACAGCCCGACGCCGCCCCGCTCACGCCCGTAGAGCGAGGGCAACTTATCGCCATTCAGACTCAGAAACGCATCGACGCCATCCGCGCCGGTCGGCTCGCGCAGGAAGGTCCCGGCGATGGTGAGCATTGAGGACATCCCCGCCTTTCCCGGCCAGCCAGGACAGAACCCCATCCCCGGCGCGCCGCCGAGTGTTGTGCCTATCGCTGTGGTGCTGGTCACCGCGCCGCTAGATCGGGAGTACCGGAACATTGCGCTGAACGCTGCCGCCGTGGATGCCTTTATCGCGGCCGAAGTCGCTGGGGGCCGCGCCCATTCTGAGAACGTCGAGCGTTGGTCGCCGTGGTCTGACTTGCCGCTGCAACTCGACTTCGCTGCCGCTGCCGGATTCAACTATGGGCGATTCACCATCGGGGAGCGCAGCTGGTATGCCTTCCTGAGTGCCACGTACCTGAATCTAAATGACACTCTCTTCGCCGTCGATGCCGACAACTGGACCACCTACGGGCCGACCATCGGGTATGGCATGGTCGAACGGGGGCACGTCGCCGTCGCCGCCGCCGCCGATGCTGGCGACGTGTACGGCAACCAGTATCTGACCGCCCCTGAGCCCATTGACGCGCCGCCCGTTCAGGGTGTTCTCGCTGCCGACATCCTGGGGTCGGGCGCGTCGGGGTGGACTGTTCTCGTGATCTCGGCAAATGACCTGCGCGGAACGGGCGGCCTGCGATTCTTTGAACTGCACACGGAAGCCAGCGAGATCATGCAAGCTGCTGGCCTCGCGTCGAGCGCAACGATCACCCATGACGGAACGGTCCAGTTCACCATCGCGGATGCTGACTATCCCTGGACCGAAGGCGGCGTCGTCGGCATCGACAATCCCGAAGTGGCTGTGCCCTTCGTGACGGCTTCGCCTGTGTCCACCATCGACGGGGTGGCGGCTGGTGGCGGCGTCTATCTCTTCACGCCCCGGGGCTTCGCCCGTTACATGACCATCATGCAAGGGGCCCCCTGGATTACGTCGGGGATCGTTGACGTTCGACTGGTCCCCGACTGGGCTGTCGGCGGCGGCGGGGATGCAGCCTTTTCCGCGACCGTCCCGACTCAGGACCCGGGAAGTGGGCTCTGGGCTGAGGCTGGCGACATTCCGAACTTTACAGCCGCCGTGACATCGGCCACGGTCAGCGAAGATGTTCTGAACGGATGGCGCGCCACGGTGCTGGCAGCTGTCGGCGCGACTGGGTGGACGAAGCTCGTAACGTCGCAGTTCACCGATCTACTGGTCGGCAATGGCGACGTGATGCGGTCTTTCCGGCCGGACCAGTGGCAGCATCCCGACGTTACCTTCGAAGCTGTCACAGGTGCGGCGCACGGCGATCCGAGTATCCGACTGATCCCGACTGGATACAACGACCTGGGCAACCAGATGGGGCTCGACGCGCCGGTCGGTGGCGCTGCCGGTGTCACGCACTCAGGATTCGGAACCGCCGCCAGCAGCCCGGCCACGAATCAGATCGCCCCTTATCTCAATGCGTTCTCGAATCATCAAAGCTGGTTGTCGAATCAGCAGAATCGAGAACTGGCCGTCACACTCGGCTTGACGAACATTCAATTGAACGCTGGCGTGCAAGCGATCAATACCGTTCTGGGCGCAGCTGGCGGCGCTACTGGTGGCCCGGCCGGGGCTCTCTCGGGGGCCATCGCCGCAGTGCCCAGCCTCGCCACAGCGGGGATCACGGCGAGTAACGCGATCACGATGCTGGACATCAGCACTGATGGATCATTCGACATCGGCGCTTACCAGCTGGGGCTCAGCGGCGAGGCTTCGCTGGCGGCGTTCAATACCTGGTATCAGTCGCTGTCGTCACAGAGCGGCGGCGGAAGTCCTGAGCATCTGGCGTCCCCCTGGCGCGCCATTGTCGCTCAGGCGTTTCGAGTTCTCATCAGCGTGCCGTCAGCCGAACGCATTCACGCCCTGGTGTCTGAGTGGAACCGGTACGGCTACATGATCGGTCAGGCTTTCATCCCGCCGCGACTCGATCCCATGACACACCGGTCTTACTGGCAGATCAGCGAAGCCACAATCCTGGGCGCTCTCCCGCAGAACGCACGCGACGCCATTTCTCGAGCTTTTGAACGAGGGGTGACCGTCTGGACAGCAGTGGCCGAGATCGGAACTGAGCCCGCGAACGCGCCCCGCGCGGGCGTGAGCTACTAAGCCGATGAACAGCAGCCACGACACGACGGCACCGACCGGCGCTGATCCCGATTCCGCCGTGAAGGCGGCCTTCACAGCTAGGATTCCCGCATGACCGCGCTCCCCATGACTCTCGAAGAGGCCCTGCGACACGAGGGCTACACCATCAACGCCGAGACACTGGGGCCGCTCGACATCACGGTCGGCACCATCGGCGTGATCCACGTTCCGAAGATGGAAGGGTCAGTGCTGACCTGGCAACGGGGCAGCGCGCCGACCGGCGTGGACCCGCTACCGGGTGACGATCTCTGGCTGTCGAGCCTGCCACTGTTCAGCGAGACATACCGGCCGATCCTACTGTCGAGCATTCTCGACCGGTTCCGCACTCGACGGATCGGCTACAACACCCCCGGCCAGTTTCGGCTTGCGTTCCGTCGCTGGGGCAACCTGAACATGACCGTTCCGAATCGGCTCTACGAATCCACGGCCGTCGATCTCCCACTGGATGAGATCGCCGCCACGAGCCACAGCCTGGACGTGGGCAGCGACTTCCCCCAGTCGCTGGTCTCTGGCAGCTTCGACTACGCCAGTGGTGCGATGGACCGGAAGACCGCTGAGAACGGTCGTCGCGTGTCCGTCATGCAGCTGCTCGCCCAGCAACGGGCTGCATTCCTGAACGTGGATCAGCAAGTAATCGCCGGGCTGGAAGACCTGTTCCTGGGCGTCTTCGATCAGGGCGAGTCGGGAGCACCGAACATGTACGCGCCGCCCGATGGGGGGGCGTATCCATTCGGGCATTTCGGACACCCTGCCGAGCACTGGGGCTGGTAGGCTCCCGCTCATGGCATCCTTCACACCCCCCGATCCGCCATTCGTGCCCGATGAGCCGACGCCACCGCCGACTCTCGACACCCCGCTTCCGCCGCCACTTGTCGGCGTAGGGTCGCCGTGGGCCCCCATCGACGCCGAGAACCGCGACCACATTCTGGACTGGTGGCGCATGTGGTTCCGGTTCGTATTCTTTCCGTGGATCGCTGCCTTCATTGCGTACTGGGATGCGCAATGGAATCGGTTGGCCGACTACATCAATACCTGGATCGCAGCCGCCGACACCTACATCACCGAACACGCCATCGCGGGATATTCGTTCCGCACGACGGCAACCGACATCGCAGGTACCGGCACCACTGACGTGACCTTCACCGGCATTGATGCTGAGCACCGGCCCGTCGTTCTGGGCGATCTCGTACTGGATCAGTCAGCTGATGGCAACTGGGGCATTGTCACCGTCGTGATTGACGCCACGCACGCCGCTGTGCAGTTCCTAGGCAGCCTTCGCGGGCCTCAGGGCATCCAGGGCATCCAGGGTATCCAGGGTATCCAGGGGCTTCCCGGGCTCATCCAGAGTGTGGTCGCTGGAGCCAACATCACAGTGGACAACACCGACCCGGCGAATCCGATCATCACAGCCACAGCTGGGGGCGGCGTCGTCGTTTCGATTGTCGCCGGAAGTGGTGTCACGGTTGACAGCACGGACCCCACGCATCCCATCATTTCTGCCACTGGTGGCGGCAGCACGGTCTTCGCCACTCAGACGCTGCTGTTTGCTGGGCCCACAACCGAAGGCAACACCTACACTGTGGCTAACGCGCCTGGACTCACCTGGACAGCACTCGCTGACGACAAATGGGCCATCGCTGGGGTGCTGCAAGTCAATGTCAGCGAGGATGCCGTTTCCCTGTTCGATAGTGACTTTTTCACGTCCTACTTCGACGGGGCCGGGAATGTGTTGTACGTCTTTCACGAGTACAGCAGCATCGCATATCAGTGGACGGACGCGAATCACGACATCGGTATGCCGTGGGAGTCTGGATGGTTCAATTCCCCTCCCGGGAACGGGATTGACTGGGGCTCGGGAGCATTCACTGACCTTCCCACCGGAATGCTGAAATTCTCTTCCGGCGTTCTCGAATACATCGGCCTGTTGACCGTTCGGGATGGGGTCGATATCGGCAGCCCGATGATGCTGTATCTGGACGCCCTGGGGGTCGTAGCTGATCCGGCCGAAATGTCGGTTGTCTTCCAGTACATCGGTGAGTGTGTACTGAATGACACAGGGGCCACCTGGCGCGGGCTCGTCGCTGACGGCGACGGTGCGAGCTATGAGCTTGTGACTCCCGACCTGGCAAGCTCGGAGAACTTCGGTTCTGATATCTGGGCGGGGGCTGTCGGGGCTTCGGTGAACCACGAATGGGCTGGAGGGTCCACGTTCGAATGGCGCATCCGTCTGCCGTTGTCGGTGACAGAGACCACCTATAACGATGGCCGCGATAGCGATGGTGACTTCCCTGTGGGGGGCGGGCCGGGGGGCTTCGGTGGGGGTGGCGCGTCCGGGCTCATCTATCCGCATCAAGTTGCGGACTCATCGAACCTGACAATCCCCACTCAAACTGGCGTTGCATGGGTCGCCGTATATGGAATTCCGATTCCTTCCGGTGCCGACAGCCCGATCTCGCCTTCGGGGGTTCAGGGTTCTGGCGCTGTGTTCTCTTCCGGCAACCTGGTGGAAGTTGACGGCGGGGCTTATACCCCAGTGGCAAATGATCCTGTCCGGTTCTACGGCATCGCTGGGATCAGCGGCCTTACTGATGGGGATACATACTATGTGAAGGTGATCACAGGTACACAGTTCACGGTGAGCGCCACGCCTGGCGGTGCCGTTGTGCCGTTCACAGGCACCGGCACGTCGGACACGATGGAGCTTGACACCACACCTGGAAGTGTCATTCACAAGGGTAATCAGTATGAATACGTCCAGCTTTATCCGAACCAGGTCACGCCTTACATTCTCGGATATGCACCATATTTCAACTGGTTGCTTTACAGTTTCTAAAGGAGATCGAACGTGACTACCGAACTGGGCTACGGCCGTGGCTGGGCTGCTGACGATGCGGCCCAGAGTATCTTCCGCATCGACACCGCCCTGGGGCGTCCGTTGCAGATCACGTCTGCTGGCCGGACAAAAGCGCAGAACGATGCTCTGATCGCCAGGTGGAATGCAGGCGATCGTACGGGGCTCAGCTACAAGCCTTCCGCGACATCGCCGCATCTAAGCGGTGAAGCCATCGACAGCAACGACCACGCATGGCTGCTCGCGCATGGCGCTGAGTTCGGCTTCATCCACGATGTCGCCGGGGACCTGGTGCATTTCGTCTACCATGCGAACCGCGACACGCACATCGGCGGAAGTTCTACGCCGCCCGCCATCCCGGCACAGTCGGGCTGGCAAGTCGGGCAGACCGACTTCAAAGGCACCTACGGCGAGAACAACCTGAACGGCGCGAAATGGTACTGCATCGAGCCCGCCACGAACGGCAGCAAGACCATCTGGGCCGTCGCAACTCAGTACGGCGTATCGCTGGCCGATGTCGCCGCGTGGACGGCGAAGGTGGCCGCGTCGAAGTGGGGCGGCGAACTGCTGCAAGATGGCTCGTCATGGTGGGATGGCTCAGGCACTTACTACGCGGGCGTGTGCATCGCCCTCAATGATGTGGCCGCCGCTCTCGATGCCTTCGAAGCTCAGGGGCTCGCCGCCGCAGCCGCTGCCACTGCACCTTCCACGCCCGCTCCCGAGCCGACCACAGCTGCTCAACGAAAGGCCACCCCGATGCCGACTCAAGCCGAGATCGACGCCGCTGTCGCAGCCCTCAAAGCTGCCGGAATCAACGTGAGCGCCGGGCTCCCTGGGAACGTTCTTGCTGGGCTGTTCAGCGGCCATGTAACTGCGCGCCGCCGCGCTTACTTCACATACTCGATCACAGCACTGGTGATCTCGTTCGGCCCTGACATCGCCCTTGCTGGCTTCCTAAGCGGTCACCAGCTGACCGTCTTTACTGCCTCTCTCACTCTTGCCGCATCCATCGTGCTGAAAGTCGGCACAGCCTTCGGCTTCATCGCGGCCAGCAATACGAAGTGACCGGAACGATGGCGACGAATGAGCAAGTGCTGGGGAAGCTCAACGATATTGGCACTGACGTGGCCGTAATCAAAGATCGGCTGCCAACCATCGCCCAGCAACTGACCGACCACGAACGCCGCCTTCGATCTCTCGAAGCACGCACCTGGTACGCCTTCGGCGCAGTGGCACTGCTGGCCTTCGCAATGCCCTTCGTCGGGAAGCTGCTATGGCCATGAACCGTCGCCCCCGTTCTCGATTCGTTGCACGCGGCAACGGCACCCCGTACACCCCACGCCACTGGAATGGCCACGTAGCCCCTGAGACTCTTCCTGGCCCCTGGGAGTCGCGTTCAGCACAAGCCGCTTTCATCTGTGGCGGCGTAGCTCTGGCGCTAATCCTGGCTTCCGTTTCTTTCCTCCTAGCGTGGAGCGCCTACTAGAGCGCGCCTGTCGTCGGGGCGTTGAGCAAGCGCCCTGAGAGCCCAGCCCCTAACTGGGGTTTCGTGCTCTCGAAGAAAGGGC